GTTGGTACTGTAAACTACTATGTAGCTACAACAGATGCTACAAAAAGAGGTGACTTTGAGGATCAATCTGCTGGTGGAAGTACTGTAGATCTAGAAATCCCTCAATTAGAAGTTGCTCTAGAACAAGAAGCATTAGTTGCTAAGACACGTAAATTGAAAGTAATCTGGACTCCAGAATTTGCTCAAGATTTAAATGCTTATCACTCAATTGATGCAGAAGCAGAATTAACTTCAATGTTATCTGAATACATCTCAATGGAAATCGATTTAGAAATCCTTGAAATGTTACATAACAATGCAGCATTCTCAGGATCTTGGTATGCTAATCCCGCTAAAGGTTCTGAAGCTGGTGTTGGTTACCAATCTGGATCAATCTGGGCTTATCAATTAGGTTCTCATAATGCTACTATTGGTCATGAGATCCAAAAATTATCTAATAAGATTCACAGAGCTACTATGCGTGGTGGAGCAAACTTTATTGTATGTTCTCCTGATGTTGCTACAATCTTAGAAACTATTCCTAGTTTTGCTGTTGACACAGAAGGTTCTTCTGATCAATTCGCTGCTGGTGTAGAGAAAATTGGTAATTTTGCTAATAGATATAAAGTATATAAAAATCCATACTGGAATTCAAATGATATGATCATTGGTTTCCGTGGTAATCAATTCTTGGAAACAGGAGCAGTTTATGCACCGTACATTCCATTAATTATGACTCCAATGGTTTACGATCCAACGAACTTTACTCCAAGAAAAGGTGTAATGACTCGTTATGCTAAAAAGGTAGTTCGTAAGGACTTCTTCGCAAAATTAACTGTTAATGACTTGATGTAGTAGTTAACAATTAATCATTGAATTTAGAGGCTCATTAATTTGAGCCTCTTTTTTTGTATATGATATTTATAGTAAACATAAAGGAGTTCTCATGACAAACGATTTTAATAGGATAAAACCTAAAAATAATAAAAAAAGTTATAGATTTTTACTACCATTAAACGAAGAGCAAAAATTAGCTAAAGCCAAGATATTGGAACATGATATTTCTATTATCATAGGTAAAGCTGGTTCTGGAAAAACTTTATTAGCATGTCAAATTGCATTGCAAATGGTTATGGAAAAGCAATGCCAAAGAATCGTAATCACAAGACCAACCATATCAAAAGAAGACTTAGGATTCCTACCAGGTGGCATCGATGAAAAGATGGATCCTTGGGTAGCACCTATATATGGTAACATGTACCAACTCCTAAAAAGGGATCGGGTAGAGACCATGATAAAGAACGACTTGATAGAGATTGTACCAGTATCTTATATGCGTGGTAGAACATTCACTAATAGTTGTATTATAGTAGATGAGGCCCAAAACCTTACCCATGATCAAACTCTGATGATATTGCAAAGGATTGGTCAAGGTTCCAAAATGATGTTCTGTGGTGATACAGACCAAATTGATTTACAAAAATATGGAAGTACTGGCTTAAAATTCTTACAGTCTGTAGATTCTATAGATCGTATGCACACTATAAATTTATTGGAAAATCATAGACATCCAATATTAGAAAGTGTATTAAAGGTTTATGAGAATTACAAATATCTCAAAGGACTTTAAGATTCTAAGTTATATGCATAGGAGAATAGATAATGTCTGATATTAAAATTTGGAATGGTACGTCAACATTCATGGGCTCTGGGAATGAAACCCCGTTTGGCCTTTATGATAATGATACTAAATTCAGGGGTGATGCTGATTCCGTTGCATCGTGGTGTGCAAAAAGACTTGGATATCCTATTGTTGATATAGAATTGCAAGATGTACAATTCTGGGCGTGTTTTGAAGAAGCAATAACTGAATATGGTTCTCATGTGCAGAGATATCAAATAAGACAAAATTTATTAGATGTTACAGATCATGCCAAAACTGATTTGACAAACACTCCAGTACTTGGCAATGTTAGTAATATCGTTACACTATCTACTGGTTACGGAACGGAAGCTGGATCAGGTGGAAATGTGACCTATCATTCAGCATCTATTGATGTAGTAAAGGGCCAACAAGCTTATGATCTATCAACGATATCTACATCATCTATTGAAATCAAAAGGATATTTCATGAAGCAATTCCAGCAGTTGAAAGATTCATGGATCCTCATGTAGGTTCCATGTATGGGGGCGGTGCTATGCTAAACTCTCTTG